GAAAACTAGCCGCCGCATTCGAGCACTGTTTTGAAGTCGTGGCCGCACTGGACAAGAGCAATCGACAATGGTTGTATGATAATCACCCCGAGGTCATTCTTTTGGCCGAGAAATTTGGGAAGTCTGACCCCGTTTTGTGGAGTGATAGCGGCGTTAATAAATCCGAGCCGCTCAACGTCGACGATTTGCCAGTGTTTGACGTTTCAAATATCGCGATTCGTCCCAGTTAGTCCCGCAGCGCTCACCCGCTCGAAAGGCCCGCAAACGCGGGCCTTTTTTTTGGCCTTGCACTTTATATATAAGTTATCGCATAATTACCCTACCGGCGGCACTGGGTCGCCGGATCAACTAACTGAGGACTTAAAAATGGAAGATAAAAACGAAAGCGCCGAACCATGCGCCGAAATTTCAACCGATGATTTGGCGGACTTGAAACGTGCGAACGCCGATTTGAGAGACACAATTAAAACCCTTGATAAGCAGTTAGAGTTTCATAGAGAACAAGCTTTTGTCTCTTATCGGACTATGCCTTTTTTTCGAGAATGGTTAGCGGGCGAAATTGCCGCCGCTCAAACTGAGGAATTTGAGAAAGTTATCGAATCTTATAACACCGATAATAATATTCTACCGGCGGAGGAAGTTGTCGAGCATGTGGCGGAGAATATCGACTTGGATGACGCGATCGACACTTATAATGCTGAGCATGACATTCGAGCAGCCGACGACATCGCGCATGATGTTGTCCAGTCGCTGAAAGACGAAAACGAGCAAAACATTTTAGACGAGGACGACGTCGAATCAATTGTTGCCCGAATACTGGATAACGTTTCGATAACGCTCAGCGTGTAAAATTCTTTACCCACCCAAGGCCCGCCATGCGGGCCTTTTTTTTAAACGTCAAAAATCTGCAAGAGCTGTAAACTTTTTTTTACAAAAAATTCGTTGCCTGGGCAAATAGGGGATCACGAATTTCCCAGTTAAATACGGCGGGCCAAGCCCCGCGATTTCTGGCCCAAACGTACCGGACCGCCGGCCCAAGGCCCAAGGCCCAAGGCCCAAGGCCCAAGGTTCGCCCGCAGCGGCCAGCGGCCCAAGGTCCGCGAACCGGCTAGGGTCCCCCGTGTATCGGGTCAACTGGTGCGCGGCTCGAGCGCCGCGCATCGCGGCCCGCCGCGCCCGCGCCACGCGCTGGCCAACGGCAGCAAGGGCCATGTTTTTCGCAAATAGTTACTAGAAAAATGATATGATCCGTGAAACGTGGTTAACTGTCTTATTAAATCTGTTAAAGTCGCATATTTTAGGGTCCCCCGATGGCTGTAGAGATCAGTGAGCAAGAGTTAAAATTAAAGCTTCGTTTAGCGCAGATCGAAAAGAACGAGGCGTGTAAAAACGACTTTTTAATTTTTGTAAAAAATATGTGGCCCGACTTTATTGCGGGTCGTCATCATCAAATTATTGCCGAGAAGCTTGAGCGTGTTGCGCGTGGTGAGTTAAGTCGTTTGATCATCAACATGGCTCCGAGGCACACGAAAAGTGAGTTTGCATCCTTTCTGTTTCCTGCGTGGATGATGGGCCGTAATCCGCGAATGAAGATCATTCAGGCGACGCACACTACGGAGCTTGCTGTTAATTTTGGCCGTAAGACGAAGAATCTTCTGGATTCGGACGAGTACAAAGAGGTTTTTGACAGTGTGAAGTTAGCTGCGGACAGTAAGGCATCTGGCCGTTGGGACACGAGTGCTGGTGGTATGTACTATGCGGTAGGTGTTGGATCGAACTTAGCGGGTCGTGGTGGTGATTTGATTATCATTGATGACCCGCATTCGGAGCAGACGGCGATGTCGGCTTCTGGTTTTGACGACGCATGGGACTGGTATACGGGTGGTCCTCGTCAGCGGTTACAGCCTGGAGGTGCAATTGTTCTGGTTCAGACTCGTTGGTCGGAGAAGGACATGACGGGTCAGTTATTACGTGCGATGGCCAAGGACCCGATGGCGGATCAGTGGGAAATTGTGGAGCTTCCAGCCATTTTTGAGGATGGTAGTGCCTGTTGGCCGGAGTTCTGGAGTCTTGATGATTTGAACGCGGTCCGCGCATCAATACCTTTGAACAAGTGGAACGCGCAGTATCAGCAGAATCCTACGGGCGAAGAGAGTGCGATCATTAAGCGGGAGTGGTGGCGCAAGTGGGAGGGTGACGAAGTTCCTAATTTGCATTATGTGATACAGAGTTATGACACGGCGTTCAGTAAGCGGGAGACTGCGGACTATAGTGCGATCACGACTTGGGGTGTTTTTTATCCGGAGGAGTCTGGCATACCGGCTTTGATTTTACTGGACAGTAAGAAGGGTCGATGGGATTTTCCGCAGTTGAAGCAGATTGCGTTTGACGAGTATAAGTTCTGGGACCCCGACACCGTCATTGTCGAGGCCAAGGCCAGTGGTACGCCGTTGACTCAGGAGATGCGTCAGATGGGTATACCGGTTGTAAACTTTACGCCATCTAGGGGTAATGATAAGATCACTCGTGTTCATTCTGTATCGCCTTTATTTGAAGCGGGTATGGTATGGTGTCCTGATACGACGTTTGCTGATGAATTAGTTGAAGAGGTTGCGGCTTTTCCAAATGGTGAGCATGATGACTTGGTTGACAGTATGACTCAGGCGTTGATGCGTTACCGTCAGGGTAATTTTGTTCAGTTGCCCACGGACGATTGGGAAGATGACGATAACTCTGTTAGAATGAAAATGTATTATTGACAGTAGGTAATAATGGCCAATCCCTACATTCAATCGTTAGCTCAAGATGCGTCCCTCATAGGTCGCGGACCGATGCCCAGTCCGGCGCAGATTACGAATCTTGCCAGTCAGATGACGGGCATAGGTGGTTTTTTTGATTTGGCTGGTGGAATGCCGCAGATGCCTGATCGACCGACCACGATGCTTGAGATGATGCAGGGTCCCCGCAATCCTTCTTTTCTTGAAAACGTCCGACAGGGTCGCAACTTGGATGCGGGCGCACAGTTGCTAAGTATAATACCAGGAATCGGTCCTTTTGCTAAAGCGGGGGTAAAATCTTCCCTGTTTCAACGCGCTCTGGATTCAATAAAGAATTTTACGGGTTTATCGGAAGAGGCTCGTAGTGATGCGATTCGCGGTACTATGAGCAGACTTTATGACGAGGATCAGAGTGCGCTGGCTAAAGAAGCACTTAATAAAATTGCAGATAGTAAACAGGATCGTGTTTTGACAACTTTGGGAGTGGAGTCTGCGGAGGATTTAGTTACAAACCCCTATGTAAACGAGACACCGCTGGAAAAGTTGATTCCAAAAGATAGGGTAAACGAAGCGTTGGAAAAGAAAGTTATTAATTCGGACGAGGCTAACGCACTACTTTATGTCAATATGGAACCGTCGAACCAGATTGATCTAAGACAACGTGCTTTGTTAGAAAATCCCAACTTTAAAATTTTGCAGGACGCGGAGGATGCAAGATTTAAAGATTTGATGAGTGGAAAAGGCATAGAGACTTTAGATATGAAACCACGTAAAAAATTACCTGAATTGGAGCGGCAGGATGCGGCGTTGTCGAAGCAGATGCGTCAAGCTGGTTTGCCTGTTACTTCTACGAAAGATGCCGTTGAAATTGAGCCTGAAATCAAAGAACAGCTTGATATAATATTAGATCGTCCACCGGAGAGGTGATGTATGGCAGAGGAAAGAGGCCGAGGCTCGTTGATGGACAACAATGTTCCGTCGCAGCTTGATGAAGAAGATTTAAAAGCAGAACTGGAAATCGAAATACCTGACTCCCAAACCCCGCTTGTGACTGTTGGGGATCTTGAGGGAGAGCCAGCGATAGAAATAATCATGGAAGATGACGGCGGTGTCACTGTTGATTTTGACCCAACCGATGATCGTGGCATGAGCGACGACTTTTATGCCAATCTGGCCGAAGAAATGCCGGACCGTGAGCTAGGTGCCATTGCCAGCAGTCTGTTAGAGCAGTTTGATTCCAACAAAGCCGGTCGTCAGGACTGGGAAGATGCGTATGCCAAGGGTCTTGAACTGCTTGGTTTCAACTATGAGGAGCGCGAACAGCCGTTTAGAGGCTCGTCAGGCGTGACTCATCCGCTATTGGCCGAGGCTGCGACGCAGTTTCAGGCACAGGCTTTTAATGAATTACTTCCGCCCCGTGGACCGGTCAAGACAATGGTCATGGGTGCTGAGACTATCGAGAAAAAAGATCAGGCACGGCGTGTTCAGCAGTTTATGAACTACTATATTACGTCGGTCATGGAAGATTACACGCCCGATATGGACCAGATGTTGTTTTATTTACCACTGGCGGGCAGCACTTTCAAGAAAATTTACTACGATGAGGCCCTTGGTCGGTGTATTAGTAAGTTTGTACCGGCGGAAAACCTTGTTGTTCCGTATGAAACCTCCGATTTGGACACTTGCGAGAACATTACGCAGGTTGTTCGCATGTCGTTGAACGATTTGAAGAAGAAACAGCTTGCCGGACAGTACCGAGACATCGAGGTTTTGCCCGCACAGGGTGCAATTGACGAGGTTCGCAAGGAAATCAACTACGTTGACGGCGTTGAACCCAGTAATTATGACTATGATTGCACTCTTTTGGAGGTTCATGCCAATCTGGACCTCGATGGTTACGAAGATATGGGGGAAGATGGTGAACCAACGGGTATCAAGATCCCTTATATCGTCACAATATCCGAGGATAACGGTCAGGTATTGTCGATTCGTCGAAATTACAGGGAAGACGACGAATTAAAGAAAAAAATACAGTATTTTGTGCATTATAAGTTCCTTCCAGGCTTTGGATTCTATGGTTTGGGCCTGATTCACACGATTGGCGGTCTTTCGCGGACCGCGACGGCTGCTTTACGGCAATTAATTGATGCAGGAACGCTCAGTAATCTTCCAGCGGGCTTCAAGGCCCGTGGCCTACGGATCAGGGACGATGATGACCCTCTACAGCCTGGTGAATTCAGGGATGTAGATGCACCTGGGGGTGCAATTAGGGACAGTTTAATGCCATTGCCGTTTAAGGGACCCGATCCCACCCTGTTTCAGTTATTAGGGTTTGTTGTTCAGGCTGGTCAGCGGTTTGCGACCATTACTGACATGAAAATTGGCGATGGTAATCAACAGGCGGCTGTAGGCACGACGATGGCGATGATTGAGCAAGGATCGCGGGTCATGAGTGCTGTACATAAACGCTTGCATTATGCCATGCGAATCGAATTCAAGATTTTAGCGCGTGTGATGGGAGAGAGTTTGCCGCAGGAGTATCCGTATGCGGTTGCTGGTGCCGACCAGACGATTATGTCGGAGGATTTTGACGACCGTATTGATGTGATACCGGTTAGTAACCCGAATGTCTTTAGTCAGGCACAGCGTATTGCTTTGGCACAGAGTAAGTTACAGCTTGCGTCGGCTGCGCCGGAACTGCACAACATGCACGAAATTTATCGTGATATGTATGAAGCGTTGGGCGTGACTGATGCAGACCGGATTATGAAGGCTATTCCTGATCCACGGCCCACGGACCCTGCTCAAGAGAACATTAACGCTTTGAACATGTTGGAGTTGAAGGCATTTGAGGGTCAGGATCATCAGGCTCATATTATGGCGCACCTGATTTTTGGTGGTACGCCGATGGTTGCTGCCTTACCCGCAGTTGCCATACAATTGCAGAAACATGTGATGGAGCATGTTAAGTTAGCTTCGCGTGAGCGGGCGGCGGTTGCGTATATGCAGAAGGTGACTCAGCGTCAGGGTGAGCCGATGTCTCCGGAGGAAATGCTGGAGGTTGAGGCGTTGACCGCGCAGTTTGTTGCAGAGGGTATGCAACAGGTTAAAGAGTTGTCTCAGCAGTTGTCAGGTGCTGGTCAGGAAGGACCCGATCCGTTGATTGCGTTGAAGCAGCAGGAGCTTGAGTTACGGGCGCAGCGGGATCAGGCAGATGCTCAGATTGACCAGAGCAAGGTACAGCTTGATGCCGAGACCATAGCGATGCGGGATCGACAGTTTGGTGAGCGGATTGCGGCGCAAGAGCGTCAGACTGCGGCGCGGATAGATGCGGCGCGTGAACGTGAAATATTGAAACAACAGGGGCGGTAACATGGCTAGAACAGTAAAGATCGTAACGAACACACCGACTAACCCACCGGCAGCGGTTCCGTATGCTGATATTGAGGGTCAGGGCCGGATTCCTTATGGCACGGCAAAAGAAGTTGCTGTTCCTACGACGATGAAGAAGATGACGGCAAGAGGTATGGGCGCGGCTGTGAAAGGCGGCGGATACATGGGTTATTCATAGGGGCTGAGATATGGCTGATGTTCCATCTATTTTTGGTCCCGTAGAGGATCCAAGTAGTCAAGGCGTTGGTGGTTTGCTGTTTGACCCGCAGAACTATGAGGGTGGTGCTAGTGGTGTCATTACTATTCCAAACCCTCTGGGGCCAGGGACCATAACTATTCCGAGATATGGAAGAAAAGGGACCAATTTCTACACAGATCAACAAAACGCTAACAATACGGAAGAGGCCGATCCGGAACCAACGCCTACATTCACTCCTAATCTTTTTAATTTTGATTTTGCTGATTTGCTTGAAAGGCATCCAGACGGAGTAATAAACGCCGGTGAAGGAAAAACGGTTCTTATTTCCAGTTTACCAGGATATGACGCATATATAGCGAGTCTTGGTGCTGGGGCAGAGCCGGAACCAGAACCGGAACCAGAGCCGGAACCAGAGCCGGAACCGGAACCAGAGCAGGGCGGTATTGCTGCTAATCCGGAAGAGGGGATGAATCAACAGTTCCAGCCGGTGGGTCCGTTGCCAGCGGAACAGTTGTATCCCTCCGTAATTCAACCCGTTCAACGTGATCCTGTATTTCCATCTTACGACACGGTCACTTCGGTTGAAAACCCGTTCGCGCCAAAACCAACGGCATATGATCCCAATATGGCTTTTCAGGCCGGTGATGTA